AGCCAGCCCCCAGCCTCGGAGCGTGATCGTGTTGCCGATGGCAGTCTCGATGTTCGTCGCCGTGGTGTAATGCATGCCATAAGCCGCATTGAAGGCACTTGGTTCGAATGGCAGAAAGCCCAGGTAGATCCAATTGATTTGCTCAAGATTCGCGCCGACCGCTGCCGGCTGCGTCGATGGTCGCGTGCGGTTGCCAACAAACTTGTATGGGATCGCTATTGGCATGTCAGAGATTGCCGACACAGGACGCGGGATTGGTCCCTCAAAATTCAGCAGCGCCCATTTCACCGAAACAGCGGCGGTGGCGGCGGCATTCAGGTATATGGTAAATGACCCAGCGGCAGCCACCACCCGCTCAACGCGCAACGCGGTTGCGTCGGCAGCAGCCTGGGCAATGTATGCATGAATCAGCGACTGCGAGGCGACGGCTGCATTTGTCACCACAAGTGAGGATGCGCCGGCAGCAAACGTCACGCCGCCTTGGTGCGCAGTAGTGGTAATTGGCCCAGCGGTCACAGGGCCAACAGAGGCGACAGCCTGGCCTGACGCGATTAACGCAGCCTCAGTCGACGCAGGAAATTCTACGATAGAACCCGAAGGGTATCCGCCATATCCAAGATAACCAATCAATTTAACGCTCATGGAAACACCCTTCGGTAATTGCTTCTACTTCACTCGGTTGGGACTTGCTTGGACGGGGAATCTTCCCAGTCGTCACCCAATGCATCTTCTTCGTCGGCGCTGTTCACCACTTTCTGGTTTGCGGCGTCGCCCAGCAGATACAGCATCTTGGGGTACTCTTGGAAGCTCGGATCGTTCGGGATGGCGCGCTTCTCTTTGCGGGCCACATTCGGGATGCCTTTTGGCATGATTGCTCCTTACAGGACGTAACCGTACAGATCGACCGTCACCGCCGTATTGCCCAGGCCGACAGCCGGGACAGACATGGTGATTGCCGCGTTGACGGCGGCAGCCGGAATCGGCGGATCGAATTGAACGTCGATTGGTTGAATCGGCGACAGAATGTTAGCTGGCGCCGCGACGGTGTATCTCAGGTCCGGGACGGACAAGCCGCTCAGCGTGGCCTGCACAACGTTGCCCAGGGTCGAACCAGCGCCGGTGATGGTAAACCCGGTGATGTGGTTCTTCTTCCCGGCGACGGCCGGCAGCGTTGCGGTCGTAACCGCATTCGCTGCCGTTGCCGACACGCCGGCGACTACCGGACCAGTGGCCCCCATGATGAGCGCCGAGACCAAGTACATGGTCACGCCGTCATAGACGTAAGGGCCTGAATTGTCGACTACTTTGAACCAGTAGCCGCTTTCATGCATGGTGTAACCGGTAGGAATCGGCATGGCTGCTCCTTACTGCGGGTTAGACAGCGAACCGTTCGGGTTCAGGATCGCCCAATCGACCGAAACCGCAGCGGTAGCCGCAGCATTCAGGTAGATCGTGGCAGAGCCATTGGCGACGGCAACACGCGCCACATACAGCGCGGTACCGTCAGCGGTCGCCTGCGAAATCACGGCCCACAGGATCGATTGCACCGTAAACACCGGGTTGGTGATGACCAGCGAGCTAGCAGCCGCTGCGAACGTCACCGAACCGGAGTTCATGGTGGTGCTCACGGCGCCGGCAGTAGCTGGGCCAGCCGACGAGGAAGCGCCGCCGGATGCGATCAGCGCCGCCTCGGTGGATGCTGGCAGCTCCACGATGGTGCCAGCAGCATAGCCGCCGTAACCACGCGCCAGGAGAACGAAGCCGCCCTGCTTCAGACGGTAGCCCATGCCCGAATCGCGGGACAGGTTGGCCATACCAGCCGAGAAAGCCGAAGCGATCAGGGAGGCAGTTTTAGCGAAGAACTTTTTCATGATGTATTCCTTTGAGGTTGAAAGCAGGGGGCCGAAGCCCCCGAGCATTACAGCGCGTAGCCGACCGACAGTTCCGGGTAGGTAGCAGCCCAGCCATACAGCACGTCGATACGCATGATCGACACGTCGCCTACCAGATCGTAGCCTTCGGTCACTTTCAGGCGGAAGCCCTTGTATTCCTGCTGCGACACGTCGACCACGCCCTTGCCGCTTGGAGGCGCCCACATTGGCACCATGGCCAGGGTGAAGGCGTCCTTGTGGAAGGCTGGATTGAAGCTGTACGAGCCGGAGGCGGTGCCGAAGACCGTGATGACTGCGGCATTGGCCGGCGAGCCTGTGACGTTCTGGAAGGCGCCGGAAGTGACCAGAGCAGGCGACACAGGGATCGAGGTAGCAGCGGCGGCCACGTCGGCGGTCACGGTGAACTGTGCCAGGGTACCGGTGGACTGACGCGATTGCGGGTTGACCGCGAACACGCCTGCGAAGGTGATCTTCGAACCACGTGTGATGGTACCGGTGATCGTGCCGCCGTTGACGGTGATCGAAGCACCCGACTGGCCAGCGCCGTTGACCGTACCGCCAGCGACTGGCTGCGTGCCGTTGGTGTGGGTCTGAACGTTCTGGTCCATCGCGTAGGCGATGCCCAGCGAGTCAACCATCATGCCCTGCTTGAACTGCTTGGACAGGGTGTCTTGGCTGTTGAACATGCCGCCCATACCGACCACCATCGAGGCGTTCAGCGCTGGGTTCATGATCAGACCACGACGCTTGTCGCGCGGTGCTGCCGACTCGTCCAGGCGCTGATTCAACTGCGTGACGGCTTGCAGCGCCAGCAGTTGAGTGTTCGGCGCGGTACCGGGAGTGCCGATGACGTTTGGCGAGGTAAAGCGTGCCATTTCCAGGCCGCGACGGTCGATTTCGTTGGCGACGGTAGCGATGGCTGCCTGGATCTTGTCTTGCAGGCGCGACAGCGACAGGGTGCGTTCACCAGCGGTGAACTGAATGTCGCAACCGCCTTGAGTCAGCGTCAGCGGCGTGGTGGTTTCCACGGTCGCTTGTGGCACGGCGATGCGGCCCTCGCGGTAGGTGTAGCGCGGTGGGCGCTTGATGTTGATCGTGGTGCCGGGGCTGTAGCCACGCGACATGTTCGACGTGAATTCGTCTTCCCAGTCACGGTTGACCATGCCGGAGAACGACAGCATATTCTCCAGAATCGCGAGCGCTTCCTTGGCGACGATGCTGCTAGTTGCGAGTACGTTAGACATTTTGCGTATTCCTATAAAGAAATGGTGATGCCTGGCTTAGCGGGCGCCGTTGGTCTTGCGCCATGCAACATACTCATCCATCGTCATTTCTTCCGGCGATGGTGCAGTTGAACGGCTCGAACCTACTTTGCTTGCTGCTGGCGCAGGTGCTTTTGACACCGCAGCCGGTTTGGGAGAAGGAGTAGCGGACTCGGGAGCCTTATCGAACTTCGCGCCGATCTTGGCCACCTCAAACGCCGCTTGTGTGGCGCTCATGCCGTTCAGCTTGTCGATCAGGCCGGGATTCTTGGCCAACTCGTATGCAACCTTGGCGCCATGCTCGTGTTCCAGCAGGGCATCGGAGACATTCGTGTTGATCTGCGCATCGCAGGCGTCAAGGACGGCTTGGTGGTCGGGAAACTCTGCGCGCGCCGACTCCAGTTTCGTGTTCCATGACGTGGCGCGGGCTTCCCCGGCCTGTCGGGCGGTCGCTTCGGCCTCTTTCTTGCTGAGGCGTTGATCGACCTTCCAATCTGCTAGTGCTTCCAGATAATCCTCGTCCGACTGGTAGCCATCGCGCGCTGGCCGGCCTTCAGGATCGGCTTTTGGGGCCGGCTGATCGCTTGCCTTTGCGCGTGCTCTCCAGTATTCCGCTTCTCGTTCAGCCTCCCGACGTGCACGGGTGATTTCATCCATGCGCTCCTGCATGCTATTGCGGGGCTTTTCCTCGGGCTGCTTGTCTTCTTCCAAACCAGCCGCTTCAGTCTCAGGTTTGACTTCCGGCGCCTTCGTTTCGGCAGCTTGCTCCTGCTGGTCGAACACGATTTCGCGCGGGCCATCATCAACTGGTGCCGCTTCTTGCTGTACTTCTGCTACGTTGTCGCCTGACATGGGATTCTCCATCGCCTCAGATTAACCGCTGAGTACGGCTTTCCCCTATTGCGCAGGTATCCCGGCTGGGGAGCCGGGCTGCGAGTAATCCTGTTGCTGTTCTGGTGCGGCTTGTTGCGGCATTTGCTGTTGTTGAGGCTGCTGCTGTGGCTGCATGCGCTCGTCGTCCTTGGCCTGATCGCCGGCCACTTCCCCGACAAGCATAGGAGGCGGCTGCAAGCGCTGCAATAGCATGTCGATCATGCCTTTTAGCTCCTCAACGTCGAGCTTGCCTTCGTTCTGGATCAGCGATTGCTCAAGGGCGGTCTTGGAGCGGCTTTCTTCCACCATCAGCTTGACCTCGTTGGCGTCGGCAAGCTTGGTCTTTTCTTGCAACTGCTGCTCAAGCTGGGCAATCTTCTGCTGCACCTCTGGCGGTAGTTCTGGCTGGCCTTCGAAGCCTTCCTCACCCTCGCGCAGGTTCGCAGGGATTGTCTTGGCCAGGCGCTCAGCGATGACATCGGAGCCAGGGAACGACATCGCGCCGATCACCTTGTCGCCGGCAACCTTCATGATGTCCGGATTGGCCTGCACCAGCTTGACCAGCGCTTCAGCGGCTTCTGCACGCATGGACGACACGGACGGGCCCGGATCGACAGCGATGTCGTAGCGTCCAACGCTGATGTCGTTAATGAAACGCTGCGCGGCCTCGTCCCACTTGTTGATCGTGGCAGGCTTGGCCTCGCCATCCATGCCGCGACAGGTAACGATGCGCTCGGCGTCGTAGTAGTTGCGGACCATATCGAGCATGACGCGGCCAGCCTGGCGCAGCGTGCGATACAAGTTGTCGGTGTAGTGGTAGTTGGTCACGTTGCCCTGGCGCTGCTGGGCGAGCTCCTGACGACCGCTCGTGGCGTTACCGGAGGCGCCCAGCGAGCTATCGAACAGGCCTGTGGTCTGCTTGATGTTGTCCGACGCATGCGCAGCCATCGACAGCACTCCTACAGGCACATCGGCCATTTGCTGGCGCTGTGGCGGCGGGGCCATCTGGTCATCAACCGTTGTCGGCTTGTATTCCAGATACGGGAACGTGCGCGAGTTGGCCAGATTCCACTTGCGTTCATGGCCCTCAAGCTGGCCTTCAGCGACGATCCACGGCGTTTTCGTGCGCATCGAGACTTCTTCGGTTGCGCTCGTCATCCAGAAGTTGTACATCATCGCCGGGTCTTTGGCGTTGCGGATCAGGCCTGCGCGGTACACCTTGCCGTCAACATCAATCTCAGTGCCGTAGACCGGAAACACTGGAATCCAGCGCGATTTAATCTCGGTCTGCTCCAGAATCTCGTACGGCGTCAGTAGATACCACATAATCTTGCGTTGCACCGAGTCACGCTCTGCGATCACTTCGCCGCGCTGAGCCGCTTCCGGTGCTTCTGGTGCCTCGTCTTTGCCCTCTGGTGCGTCGGTAGCGACGAACTCGGTCGAGCCGTCGGCGTACTTGCGCAGCTTGCCAGGCGTGAACTCGACGCGGTAATACTCGGCGACACGGACCTCGTTATCGTAAATCCAATCCTTGTCCAGGCTGTCGGCAATGCCGCCTGAAGCGAAGCCGGTCGTCGTCGCGGTCGCATTCGGATACTTGGCCTTGAACTCGGCCTTGGTCATGCGCTCGCTGATCAGATACCACTGGGCATCCGAGCCGTCAGCCTCGACGCTTGCAGGGTCCATGTGAACCGTGAAGATGTTGCGGATGCGCTTGACGCGGATCACCTGATCGAACGAGTCGTCGCTCTCATACTCGGTCACGAAGCGAAAATAGCCCAGGCCGACAGCAGCGGCGGAATTTGCAGCGGTGTCGTAGGCAGATTCAGCCGACGAAGCGTATTCGATGTGCTTGATGACGCCTTGCAATATCTCGGCCATCTCCATGCTGGCTTCTTCGCTCACTGGCGAGACCTTCATGTTCACACCGTTCTGGCGCTGCTCGTTCGTCACCTGTTGCAGGAACGTCGGGATCTTGTTGATCGTCAGGCAAACGCGCCCCTCGGACTCACGCTGGCGACGCTGACGCTCTGGCCACTGGTCGCCCTTGAGGAAGTTGAGGTCATCAGCCATCAGCCGGTAATTCTCCGACTCGGCCGATTGCGCGGTGCCGAAGCGCTTCTTGGCCTCGCAGATGATGTCGGCGGAGTCGTCGTCGTCCTTGCCGGTCAGCGGCTTGTCCATCGGCCCAGGTTGCGGCAAGCCGTCGTCGTTCATGCCGATACCTCCTCAATTGCGCGCGCAGCAGGCGTCTTGATGTAGATCGAGAACATGCGCGCCATCAGTCCGGACTGGCCTGGCAGTTCGTGGAAATTGAACGTGGTGGCGTACCAGTTGACCAGTTCCTCGCGGCTCATGGTGCCATCGCCGTATGGCTCAACGGTCAGAATCAGCACCATCTTGAACTTGTCGGCCTCTTTGCACACCGATTCCATCAGCGCAGTTGCCAAGCCCTGGCGGCGCAGCTCTGCCGGCACCTCGACCTTAGTAATCTCGCGGATATCGTTGTGCATGTGCGCAGGAAGCGCGGCCGGCTTCAGCACTTTGCAGCTTGCTCCGTTCAGTTCGCGTGTACCGTATTTCATCATCCCATCCAGTCAAATGCTTCAGCTTGGAGTTCGTCGTCGTTCTGCTTCGGAACAATCTTGCGCGCTCTCCTGGCAGCTTCACAGGCATAGCGCAGCGCATCAATTACGTGGTTCTTCTTGTCCTCAAGGATCGGCAGCACCAATCCCGTCAGTGGGTCCGTCTTGTAGCTGTACATCGTCAGCTCATCAATCGTATGCACGCATCGCGGATGGACAACGATGTCATACGACTTCAGGAACTCGACGCCTTCCTCTAGCGACTTTGCCCCCTTGATCGCTGCATTGATCTTCGGGTAGCCATGACGCCGCATGTAACTAATCGTCTCGGGCCTGGCACTGTCTGCCGTGATAAACCACTTGTCCGACTGTGGCACCCGTGCAAACAGGTCCGGCAACTGGTCAATCTCGCAGCCCACCATGTAGGCCTCGTAATCCACGTACAGCCTGCGCCCATCGATATCGCAGCGCACCAGTACCGAAGGATCGACAGAGAATCCCCAGTCAGCCCCCAGCCGATGAACCGTGCCAGCTGGCCGCTCAAACTCCTCGACCGTCCAGTTGCGAAACACTCGCGCCTCGCTGTTCGTCTCGTACTGCCCAAGCCAAATGTGCCGATACTTCTCAGGGTCACGCTTGCGGTCATACGCCATTTCATCGAGCAACTCTTGCGGGCACCATGGGTTGTCCATGTAGTTCGCCTCGACAATCATCGCGTTCGGCGGCGGATTCTCTCCCCTCAGCAGCACATCAACCGGATCAGTCGCATAGCGCGGGTTCCAGCTGAACCACAACTCGCTGCCAGGCGAACGAATTGTCGGCCTCAGCAGGTCCAGGCTGCGCTGTGTTGCCGTTTGCGCTTCCTCGAACCATGCCCGCTTAAAACCTTCTAGCGACTTGATAGAGTCAGAGGTGTGATCTTGCATGCCCTGAAACATGATCACGCCGCCATTCTTCGCCTTGATCACCGTGTCTTGTACCTCGAAGTACGCACCAGCGTTCATGGCCTCAATCTTCGCTTCCAGCAGCTTCTTGACAGAGAACTTGAGCGACTTCTGTATCTCTCGCAAGCAGACCGAATCGATCTTCTC